ACCTCGGTGACCTTGCGGACATATTCCAGCGTGATCGCCGATCCGAGCCAGATATCCCAGTCGGACTGCCAACCGGAAGTGACGCCGGGTTGCTTGGTCGAACCGGCAACCAGGCATCGGTAGACCGCACCGTTGTTGGAAACCGCATTGCCAACCTCATACACGCGATCCACGACCCATGCTGGGGAACCGGAATCGGCATTAGTGAGGACAAAGTTGCCCGACACTTCCCAAGACGATTCACCAGCGGAATCGTAGTCGTTCACCCGAAAGACGCGCAGGCAGTCGGTGGGTATCGCGTAGCGGTAAGCCCACTTGTATTCCGGGCGTGGGAGCGTCTCGATGACCGTGGTGGACTTCATCGCCCATGTCCATGAACCAGCGAGGAGGAGCGCATCGCGCACCTGTGGGTAGAGGGACTTGGCGAGGAGCATCGCCTGCGAGGAGGGGCCGAACTGCTCGGCGGTGCCGACCCGCAAGATCGCTTGGCGGCAAAGCTCGTCCTCGGTGAGGGTGGTCGATGGGCGGTCCTTGGCGGTCGCGAGGATCAGCGCCTTGACGACCGGGCGCTGCATATTGGCCGAGAAAACCTCGGCCATTTGAGCGAAAAGGTCTTTCGATCCGGTGAGCGGCATCGCGAGGTTCGTGGCCAGCTTCGCGGAAAGGATTTCAACAAAGACCGCAGGGAACTTCGCGGCGTCGGTGACATGGGCGATGTATTCGATCTGCGCGGGTGCGGCGAGGTCGGTGTGGATGAATCCATCCACGATCTCCCACTTGGAAAAGTTCTCGTCCTCATCGATCCCGTTGAGGCGGATCAGTCGGAGAAAGTCGGAGGGAACGGCGAACCGGCGGGCGTAGCCAAAGGCCGGGGGCGTTGCCGCAGCGGTGAGAGAGGCGAGCTTCCGGCAGAACTGCCAGTCGAACTCCGTTTGGAGTTCCTCCAAAGTCTGCGCGTAGAACAGAGAACAATACTGCGCCTGCGCGGTCGCGTCCGAGAGCGAGGTGATGCGGGCGTCACCGAGTCGGGCGAGAGCGAGGTTGCAGATTTGGATGTCTGTCATTTAAGCGCGGTGGAAAATGGGAAAAGGGGGGAAGGCAGACTATTCCCGGTCTGCCAGCGGGGTTTGGTTAGGCTTCGTCGCAGGCGATCTCGACGACCTTCTTCTCTTCCATGCGAACAGCAGCGAGGCTGGCCACGGAACGGATTTGAAGGGAGTGCGAGAGGTCCGTGCGGATGTCCATGTGGGTCTTGAGTCCGCGCTCGGCGAGGATGACTCCGGACTTCACATGGCGAAGCAGGAGCGAACCGTCGAGGTGAGGCCGAGGAGTTGGGTGCGGCGGAATTTGAAACCCATAAAGGTGTTCAAGTTTCCGTCCACCAAGGCGCGAACCGTGTTGTAGTCGGCGCTGGTCACTTCAGTCGTGCGGAGCAGGTCTTGAAGCTGGCGAGCCGAAACAACCATGATGCGCTCCTCCTCCTCGTCCACATCGGCTGCGTCGAGGATGAATTTGGCGCGGCGGAGTTTGGCAATGGTAAGGCCGGAGTTGGCGGCTGTGCCGCTTTCCACGAAGTTGACTGCGACCTTCTGGCCAGCAGGCAATGCGGTTGCGGTTGTGCCGGTCGCGCCGGTAAAAGCTGTGCCGCCGAGAGCGCCGATGATGATCGAGTCGCAGGTGCGGCCATAGGCTTGTGCATGGGACTGGATGATCGGGCTGGTCGGAAGGACGACCTCGCCGAGCAATTGCTCGTCCCATTCGTCAACGAGTTTCGCGCAGTCGTATTGCTGCGGGCGAATCCAACGCTTGGCCATCACTTGATCGCTGATCCGGGTGTCGCGGGAGCGATCTGTGATCTGCGTCATCGAGGTTGCGTCGAGTTGGTTGTAGGACTTCTCTTTTCCTTCGATGGAATCGAGGGTCACATATTCTTTCAGCTTGGAATTTTTCTGCTGAACGAGGTGTTTCCAGTTGCTATCGAACTGGGTGGTGTAGTGGTTGGGGATGTTCGTCAGAACTCCGTTTAGATCGGGCATTTTGTCTCCTTTGGTTTGTGGTGAGTTGGTATCAGTCGAAACTGATGTTTTGTTGCTCCCTTCGCTTCCGAGTGTCCCGTGTGGGGTCTTCGACGGCGGGTATTAGGGAGCAGGCTCACAAAGGAGGTGTCTGCTCTGACGAAGGTGACATTACCGCCGATGCGGTATCAGTCAAAACTTTTTTTCAAAAAAATAGCAGGGCCGGGAGTCGAACCCGGAATTCCAGATTATGAATCTGGTGAGATACCATTTCTCCACCCTGCAAATCTTCAGCCCTGCTTGAGCAGGGAGGTGACGAGCGCAGCGGCTTCGCGGTCGCCTTCCATGTAGCGTTTGTGCCAAGTGTTGTCGGGATTCGACATGATGTCCTTGGCGCGTGCTGCGCCGGTCATAAACTCCGTGCCACCCATCGAGCGCCCGACCTTGTCCTCGCTCATCATTTGCGCCATGCGAACAAAGCCACGCACGACCTCCGGGTCGCTGAACCCATGGGAATTCGCATCCACGCCAGCGAGCTTCGCGGCCTGCTTGGCGAGTCCGATGTTCTTTCCGAAATCATTCCCCCACTCTTTTTGAAGCGTCTGCACAGCCTCGGTGCGTTGCTTCTCAAAGGTGGCTTGGATCGCCTCCATCTTGAACATTTCGGTCTTTGCGTGCTGGGCGACGAGTTCCTTCATGGCCGAGGGCGGGATGCCGTGCTTGTGGGCGATCTCGGCATACGGCTTCGCCATGTCGTCGCTCCATGTCATGCCTTCCGGGAGGGAGTCCGGAGCAAACTTGTATTCCTCCAGAGAGTCCGGCACGCCCATGGCGCGGCGGAAGGCGGCGACCTCTTCGGGCGAGGATTTCTCGTTTGGAACGCCGAGCTTTTTCCCGATGAGTGCATTCGCATTCGCGAGCGCCTTCGCCATGTCGGGAACGCTTTTGTATTTGGAGAGCGTGTCCTTGTAGTCCTTCGCATCATCTGGCAGGGCATCGAGCCACTTGTCGCCAAATGTGCCGTCCGGGTTCACCCAGCCGGTCGAGGGAGTTGAGGGTTGCGTGGTTTCCGCAGCGGGCTGCGCCTGTGCATCTGGAGATGCGCTTGTGTTATCGGCTGCGGCGAGAATCGAGGTCTCGCCGGAGGTGTCGATGGTGTCTTCCATAAATGGTATCAGTCAAAACTGCGCGTCAGTTTTGATGCGGGTGGTATCCGAGATGGGTCGAGCGACCGGCGTAGGTCTTTTGGAATTCTTCCGGCGCGTAATCGCGGAGCCACTCGACGAGTTCGATGGTTTTGTCGCCCAGCATGGGGTCCATTTCGGGGCGCGGCGGGATGTCTTGTTTGGGTTTGGGTTTGCTCATTTTTTGACCTTTCGTTTGGGAGTCTCGATGTCGCCGTCCGCGATGACCGGCCTGCGGAGAATTGATTCGATGTGGAGGATCACGCCGCGCTGGCCGTCCCGGAGAGCGGCGACCACGGGATTGAAATCGTAACCAGGCAGGAAGACCTGTGAGTCGGTGGCAAACTGCGTCTTGAGATCGGCGATGACTGCTGCGCCTTCCTTGGACCCGAAAACACGGTGGTAGGCGTTCGTGATCTTCTGGCGCTCGCGTTCGCGCCGGAGGGCTGAGGCTTTGTCTTCGGGAGCCATCATGCAGTCATGCCGGGGAGCATCTGGGCGAGCGCGGAATCCTGCCGCACGCTGCCAGCCTTTCCGAGGGCGCTTGCTGCCCGCTCCATCTGCTCGGCCTGCATCTGCTGCTGGGCGGCTTGGGCGCGTTGAGCGCGGGTCTGTGCGACCATGTCCTCATCGAGTAGCCAGCGGGCGGGCAAGCCATCGTTGCGAGCCATGTCGCGGGTGATCTCATCGAAATCGTAGTTGTCGAGCATCTCCGGCTTGATCTGCGCGTAGGGCAGTAGCATCTCGGTCGTGCGGATGAATGCGGCGTTTTCAAGGGATTTGATCGCGAGGGCGATTCGGGAGTTGTAGGCAACATCCGGCTCCGGGATGACGCCGATCATCTGGAGCGCCTGCGGAGGTGGTGGAAACTTGCCAGCGCGGGCCAAGATCGCAAAGACCCGGCGCAGGAGCGGATTGAATAGCTCGGTCGTGAGGCGGGCAAAGGTCGGGGAGAATTGGATGAGCTTTTCGCTGGCGCGTTCGGCGACTTCGCGGGCGGTCATCTGCTTTTGGAGTTGGGCGAACATCTGGAAGAGGTCCACATGGAAGGCTTGATCAATCGCCTTGCGCTTGTGTTCTGCACGCTCAACGCCGATGTCGTAGCGCCCGCCGGTTCCCCACTCCTTCGGCGTAGCCTGCGGATTATTCGGGTCGAAGTAGGTCACGCCACCGGCGCGGAGGTCGATGTCTCCATCGAACCCGGCTGGGATGAGGATGCGGGGGAACGCATGAATCTCGGCGAGTGAGTCGAGTTGCTTTTCGAGAAAATTAAGCTGCTTGCACTCCGGCAGCGCGGTCCACGATGGCGAGTAGCCGTAGCACTCGGAGTTCTTCCACTTGAGGTAGCGGGTCACGAAGAACGGCTGCTCATCGAACCCGGAAGCGAGGAAGACATGCTTGGATGTCTTGTCCACATAGACCGAGGCGTAGGGCTTGTTCTCGGCGTCTCGCTTGCCCATTTCGATTTCACCCGGACCACGGGGAGCGATGAGATGAACGCAGGCAAACTTGCGGTTGGAGTTGGGTTTCTCCAGTTCCTTCCGCATGGCCTCAGTGATATTCTCGACTCCGAACTTGAGCGCGGCCTGCCGTGCGGTCATCTCATACTCGCGGGAGAGCGTGTCTACATAGCCTTCGTCGTCTTCCGAGATCGCGAAGCTGCCGAGGTCGAGCTTGGTGAAGTTGAGGGAATTGTTCTTCCCCTGCTCGACCAGAATTGCCGCCGTGCCGAATGCGCCCCGGTCGAGATAGAGTTCGTGAATCTCGGTGTAAAAATTGGACCGGCTGAGTTCGGCCTGCATGACCTCGGTGCAGCGTTTGAACCATTGCTCAATCTCGTCCTCGCTTTCCATCGCCTTCGGAGGCTCCAGACTGAACCAGCGGCTTTCGAGTGGGGTCATCCAACTGAGTTGGCCATTGGCCAGAATCATGTTCGCCCGCACCGCAGTGGCGTCGAAGAGTTGCGCCTCGTCGTCGGTGGTGGGCGATGTCGTCTGCGTGAACATCGTCGCCTTCCGGGGCATCACATACTTCGCGATGTCCTCCCAGAGCGACTCCCATGTCGCTCGCTGATGAACCATCTCAGCGTGGCGCTGGAGAACCTTGTCGGCGAGTTCGGGATTCTTTCCGGTCATTTGGTATCAGTCAAAACAACATCAACCAAGGGTCGAGTAGCCGGTCGTCATCGGAGCCTGTCCGGATTCGCCTGCGAGGATCGACTTGCGGAGTCCTTTGCGGCGTGCGGCCTCGGCGGCAATATCGGCCTGTGGGTTGCCGGGGTCAACCTGCGCTGCGGGCGCGGGTTTGTTCGCCTCCATCTGGCGCATCATTTCCTCCTGCGCCTTGCGCTGGGCTTCGGCCTGCTGGCGGGCGAGTTCCATTTGCTGCTGTTGGGCTGCGGCTTGCTGCGCGGCCTGCTGCTGCATCTGTTGCTGTTGCTGCTGCGCGGCTTGTTGCTCCTGCTTGCTTGGACCTTTGCGTCCACCTCCTCCAAACCATGCTAAACAAGTGGAGAGAATGGGATTTTCTTGGTGGTCAGTGAGTCGCATCGCGTATGGAGTTTCGAGGTTTCGTAAATCCGGAGCGGGCGGTCTCGCCGACTCCATGCGATGAATGGAAGTGTATACGGAGCGAAGTTGCAAGGATTATTTTGACTGATACCACAATATATGGTGATCAGCCAGCAGTTCTGACACAACCTGTGGTATGTGTGGGCGGAATCGCGCCAGTGTTCCTCCGGGTCGTGAATGTCCACCGGGCGGGCGAGCATGAAGAAGTCCTCGGTGTTGATGACGACTCCATTCCATGCGGTGAGTTCGACCTCCTCGGAAAAGGATCGCGGCTGCGGGTAGCGCCGGTAGAGGTCGAGGATTTGGAGTTCCAGTTCGCGTTTCACCGGCGCACCTTTCCGAATCCCCCACCCCGGAATCCTGCCATCACTCTGGTCGGTTCGTGACGCTCGGCCTTCCGAGGGATCGCAGAGCGGTCGATCACCATGCCGCGCTTGATAGCCTGGTGCGAGAGGGAGAACGCATCGGCGAAGTGCGATGACCAATCATGCACCGGCACATCCTTGATGGTGACACCATCGCGCTCCTCTTTGCTGTGGTAGGCGTCGAGCGCCTCGATGCCATCCGCGCATCCGGCCTC